TGTATGATTCGTTCGCTGGTATGTTTCCTACGTTTGATGCCTTTTGTCAGACAATGGATCAATGCACGTCTGATTATGGAGTGCTTGTCATTGACAATACAAGTAAATCGAATAAAATTGAAGACTGTATATTTTGGTATAAAGCAGATAGTCATCCACCCTTTCGCTTATGTAGTCAGGCTTCTTGGGATTTTAGTAATAAAAATTACAAGCCGCCAAATCCTGACTCTGACGATGAGGAGCAATGGGATCCCAACTCCTTTAAGGCTAAAACAAATAAACCAACAATAAACGTTGCTAAATATACAGAGTATTTTTAAAAAACCATTCCAACACTTCTCAATAGTCTTCATCATCATACCAAAAAGACCGAATAATCCAACGAGAACGATTACGACACGTACACATACACGCGTGAACTTGAAATGGAGAAACCACGTCGCTTTCCGGAACTTCATCGTTTATGCTTGTAGGACGATTCCGAGCATGGCGTTCGCAACACTTACACTTAGAAAGCATATGAACGAAATAACCAGGATCAGCAATGTTATCATAATACGCCGTAGTTAGATGAACAAAAGGGTCTAATCTTTCGTACTCATTAAGTGTACTGAGAATGCCTTTAACTTCGATCTGTTCAAGAGTTTCTTTGAAAAGTTCGCGATGTTCGGCATTAAACTCAAGAATGTGCTGCAGAACATCAGTTGGAATCAAATCTATGTACGAAGACATAATAGATCAATCTAATTAAATATGATAAAATTTTCCAAAACATTTTTGAAAAAATTATAAGGTATTTTGTGAGAAAATTTAATCTTAATCACCGTGAAAAATACTGAATTTTTGATTCTTTCTCTTTTTTTTGTTTTTACTTTTATTTTTTTGTTTTGGTATAATGCTCCAATTTGATATGTCACCTTCCTCACGGATAAATTTGTCCAAATCCATAAGATTTCCATCATTATAACCTACGTCGTCATATCTTCTCCAAATTTCTTCGAGAGATAAACCATCTCTATGATGTACTATTTCGCTTCTTTGAAGCATACCGTCGTTGTTTAAATCTATTTTTCTGAACATTCCTTCCCAAGTTTGTGGAGCTTCAATTTTCATAGGATCTTCAACAAGAATTTCTTCTTCAATTTCCTTTACTTCCTCTTTTATTTCTTCTTTTATTTCTTGTTCTAATTCTTTATCTTCACTTATTTCTCTTGTAGTGATTTCTTCTTCTAACAGATCGTTATTTCTTATTTCATCCAAAGTATAAGAATTATTATCTTTTCTCTTTTTTAAAACAACCAAAATAACTGATACTAAAATCATTAATATAATTATAACGGCAAACATTCTTATTATATATATAGATACATAAAAAACATATAAAAACAAGAAACAAAGTAATTCCAAGCAAATACAAAAAATCATGTCTTATTTTCGCAACAAAATTCTCATTCGCAATGGTAAGTATTCTGTTCTTTTTTCGAACAAAACCTTTTCTGCTGAAACAAAACAGATGCTTTACAAAACACTTCGTGAGGAATGTGGTGTGAAAAGGGTTTATACTCGTAGTTCTTCAATTGTTTGTAAATTGGATTAAAATTCCTTATAAAATTATGAAAAATGTTTTCAAAAAAAATGTGTAAAAAAAAGTAGTATAAAAATATAAAAAAAGTATAAAAATGAAGATCGCAATTTCTGGAAATATTTGCAGTGGAAAATCAACGCTTGCGAATGAGATTATCGAACGGTATTCTAATTATAAATGGAATAAGCTTTCTTTTGCCGGAAAAGTTAAGGAACTAGCAACTGAATTGTTTGGAATGACTGTGAAAGACCGCAATCTGCTTATTAATCTTGCAACGAAGATGAGAGATATTGATCAAGATGTTTGGGTTAAAGCACTAATGAAACAGATTCGCAAGAATGACTTTGTGGTTGTCGATGACCTTAGGATGATGAACGAATATTTTAAAATGTCAGAGAATTTCGATTTAGTTATTAATTTACAGAATGAAAAGGAAATTATTGAGGATCGTGTTCGCACATTATATCCTAATGATTGGAAAGTGCATCTAAAGGCCATTACAGATTCTTATACAGAGAATCAGGTAGCCAAACTTCCAGAAGAATACTTCGATTTCGTTATTAATAATAACGACTATACGGATCTTTTCAAATATCTTGATGAGAGGCTCTGTGACAACTGGCGTGGAATTGCTGTTTAAATTGAATCAATTTAATATGTTTATTCATGTTTTTTCAATAATTTCTTCATGAATCATAGTGATTGCTTTATATAATTCGAACGTTTCGTTTTGATTCATTTCATATTTCTCTTTAGCATTGCCTAGAATTGTAGCAAATTTGATATTGTTCTGATATTCAAAATTATAATTAAAAAATTTATTAACAATTTTGCTTTGTGTTAGAGTGGTTTCATATGTTCTTAATTCACGAATTTTTTCAAGTAGACTATATTTGCTATCAAAAAATTTTTCAAAATTTATTTTTGTTTCGTCAAACCTTAATAATTTCTTATATTTGTAAAAACTTTCCAACTTGAAAATAAAATCATAATAATTGGCTGAGCCATCGTAAATATCATTTATATCATTTTTAGTATATTCAATCTTTTCGGTAGTTAATATATGTTCACCTATTTTTATAATTTCATGTTTATCTGGCACATCAAGTTTAAATTTTACAAAATATTTATCAAATATTTGATTTGAATTATTATTATCAATAGCACAGATAATATAATGTTTCTGTTCAATCTTTAGCAAATTTATTAATTCATGTGTAAATATGTTTGAAATGAATGATAAATTTTCAATGAAAATAACCTTTAATTTGTCATTGATTTTTTTGTCTAAAAAAGAATACAAATTATCCCTTGATTCATTTGTTTTTAATGCGTCATTTATATAGAACACATGTTTAATACCTAATTCTTCAATAAATAGGGATGTTATCTTTCTTTTTCCAATCGCATTACTTTCATTGTAAATTTTGAAATGTGTTAAATTTTTAGAAAAATTTCTCAAATTTGAAATAGTGTCTTTATTTGTTAAGAAATCATCCAGTTTTTTTGGTGAATATTTATGAAACCAATTCATTGTTCGAAAATCTTATATTTTGTTATGTTTATATGATTTTTTTGATTTCAAAAAAAACACACGCAAATAATGTATTACGTGGTTTACAAAGCATTACCATCATCGAATGAGAATTCATTATTGGTTTCAATGAGTTTTAGGCCATCGATGAAATATTTCGTTGTTTTGTTGTTTTTATTATGTGCCTCACAACACTTATGATAAGGATCAAATTTACTTTTACAATTTTTACAAATTAAGTCCTTTGTCACATTGAGCTTCATCTTTGCAAACATCACATCAGATGTTTTGGGCTTACGAGGACGATTAGGTTGACCCTTGAAATGATCATGAAACAATGTCACAAATGTCTCAAAAGGAACACGAGAACCACTTGACATTTGGAAATGTTCACTTTCACTTATAAATCTGTAAATGTAGTTATTTTCAATAAGTACATCTTCAACCTTATCATTGAAATGCTTGATACCCCATTCATGAAATGGGCGGCCATTGAATGTTTCAAGGATTTTCTTTCGTGCCAAAATAAGCTTAATGAAAACTTTGTGCAATTCTGTATTAATACATTCTTCTTCAAGATTGGAATTCGTGCATTCAACTGGCTGGAAATTGAAATAAGCAATACGACGAATTACTTCTCCTGTATCTTGAACCTCTTGAACATACTGTGAGCAAAACAACATTCGCTGAACGACCTTATGTTGATTCTCGGTTTTTTGATTTTTAATAGGAATCGCAATGACTTCACCTGAAACGGCTTTTTGGAACTCACATTTACCAAATTCCTTAATCATGTTTGAAGGTGTATCCGCATCGATAATTACGTCTTTGGTTAGAAAAGCACTTTTGCCAAATGTTTTCTCTCTAAAATTAATTGTACCGATATTTTCTTGTGAAAAGGTTGATGATACAATATTAACAATCGTTGATTTGCCTGTTCCAGAAGTACCAACCAAATATGGAACAACTTTAATTGGGTCTTCACCATTTGGAAAATGAAGAGAACCAAGAAGACCATAAAACGCAAGCTTCACAAGAGGATCTTTGGAAATCATAGGTTGATCGCTGATAATTTTATCGAAAATTGGACACTCAATATCTGTCCAATCGCAATTTAGCCAATTAGTATCAAAATCAAATGGCATAAATTTCTTAGCAATAAAATTATAATTTTCAGTATCATTGTAAGGATGAAAAGTGAATTCCTTCAATTTTAAATAACCATTCTTAAAACTCATAATGTTATTATCACGCTTAAGAATGTCAATATCAGTATGAACTGTTTCCAAATAATTGATAAGATTCTTTTTAGAAGTAGGTTTTTTATAAACCCTTTTCATAGATAGATCCGCGTCTTTGAAGATAGTGTCAAGGAATTCATCATAAGGGGCAACTGGCTCATATTCAATAACACATTCATCTGAACGTTTCATAATATAACCGTCCTTTTTAAGATAGTCCTCATTTTCGCATACCTCATCAACATATTCCTGAATCAAATCATATGTCATTTTATCTTCCGAAGAATCATTACCACAACCGTAAAAACGGCGAATCGCACCCCAATCATCCTTATTTTTAACAACATCAATTTTCTTTTCGCCACAAGCATGACATCGAACTTTAATAGATGTTTTATTCAGAATCACGAAGCTTTGAACGCATGAATGACATTTCATTCCATCGACAAGACATTTCTTATCAGATGGAATGATAATACAATTTTTACTGTTTTCGTATAAATTTGATTTCCAGTCACCTTCTGTGTCAAATACTTTATTCAACTTGTCGTTAATGTTTTCAGAAGGATCAGACAACACGGTGCGACGTTCTATCTCATTTGGATCATCAGTATTTTGAGGAAGAATTTTATAAATCTCACCACAATAATTCTTGATTTCCATTTCATGGTTGAACACTTCTTGATTCTTATCAGCATAACTTCCTTGACCACATAGAAGCTCTACATCAGTCCATTTAGTATCAACACGCTTACGCCCTAAGCCATGAAACCCACTAACAAAATAATGCGGCTTCCCTTTCGACACACTCTTAAAGAAAGGAGTTTGAATAATAGGATCAAAATCACCATCGACGTCAATCTGGTTTATCATCTTGGTATCA